CACTGTACATCTGGCCACCCTGATTCCTTCGCGTAACAACTGGCGCCAGACTTTACGCACACCGTACACCTGATGATTTTCATCGTATACGCGCTGTATCTCTCTCTTCAGCCAGTCGTCGTGCTGCGCACGGGCACTGCGTTTATCCGGATGATGTCGCTGTTGCTGACAATGGTAATACGTTGACGGGGCAATATGCAGTTCACTGCATACCGGTCCGACCCCGTACTGCTCACGCAGCTTATCCAGCAGCGGCATTATTTTTTCCAGAGGCGGTCGAACTCCGCCTTCGCAAAATAAGCGGAAGCCTGGCGAAGGATATCGTTACTGCGGCGCAGTTCACGATTTTCACGTTCCAGCTCTTTCAGACGCTGACGTTCAGCGGTGGTGAGTCCACCATCACCGCCCCCGGTATCCCGCTCATGCTGACGAACCCACACACGCAGAGTCTCTGGTGTACAGCCAATCTTTGGGGCAATGGAACAAATTGCCGCCCATTGTGAGTCATATTCGCCCTGACTTTCCAGAACCATACGGACTGCCCGTTGACGGACCTCGGGGGAAAAACGTGTATTTTTAGTCATCCTGTTTACCTCTTTCTCAGGGAGTTTAGTCTCCAGGATTCCCGGGGCGGTTCAGTTTGTGAAAATGTGAAGATATTCAGAAGTTTTATTCAGTCATGATACAGGCATCCTCCGGGATGCCTGTTGTTTTTGTGCGTAACAGTTATCACAGTAAAGGGTGAGACAATGGGCAAAGGTGGCGGCAAGGCGCACACGCCGGTAGAGGCAAAGGACAATCTTAAGTCCACGCAGATGATGAGCGTGATTGATGCCATTGGTGAAGGGCCGATTGAAGGTCCGGTGAAGGGGCTGCAGAGTATCCTGGTGAACAAAACCCCGCTGACGGACACGGACGGTAATCCTGTGATACATGGTGTGACAGCGGTCTGGCGCGCCGGGGAGCAGGAGCAGACACCACCTGAAGGCTTTGAGTCCTCCGGGGCGGAAACCGCACTGGGCGTGGAAGTGACGAAGGCAAAGCCGGTGACGCGCACCATTACGTCCGCGAACATTGACCGCCTGCGGGTCACCTTCGGGGTGCAGTCACTGTTGGAGACCACCTCAAAGGGCGACCGTAATCACTCTTCTGTCCGACTGCTGATTCAGTTGCAGCGTAACGGTAACTGGGTGACGGAAAAGGATGTCACCATTAACGGCAAGACCACCTCGCAGTTTCTGGCGTCGGTGATTCTGGATAATCTGCCTGAGCGGCCCTTTAACATCCGGATGGTCCGGGAGACAGCGGACAGCACCTCGGACCAGCTGCAGAACAGACGCTCTGGTCGTCATACACCGAAATCATCGATGTGAAACAGTGCTACCCGAACACGGCGATTGTGGGGCTGCAGGTGGATGCGGAGCAGTTTGGCGGTCAGCAGATGACGGTGAACTACCATATCCGCGGTCGCATCATCCAGGTACCGTCAAACTATGACCCGGAAAAACGCACGTACAGCGGCATCTGGGACGGCAGCCTGAAACCGGCATACAGCAACAACCCTGCCTGGTGCCTGTGGGACATGCTGACCCACCGCGCTACGGAATGGGAAAACGCCTGGGGGCGGCGGATGTGGACAAGTGGGCGCTGTATGCCATTGCGCAGTACTGCGACCAGACGGTCCCGGATGGTTTCGGGGGCACAGAGCCGCGGATGACTTTCAATGCGTACCTGTCACAACAGCGTAAGGCGTGGGACGTTCTCAGTGATTTCTGCTCGGCGATGCGCTGTATGCCGGTATGGAACGGGCAGACGCTGACGTTTGTGCAGGACCGTCCGTCAGATGTGGTGTGGCCCTACACCAGCAGTGATGTGGTGGTGGATGATAACGGCGTGGGGTTTCGCTACAGCTTCAGCGCCCTGAAGGACCGCCACACGGCGGTGGAGGTGAATTACACCGACCCGCAGAACGGCTGGCAGACCTCCACGGAACTGGTGGAAGACCCGGAAGCCATACTGCGCTACGGACGCAACCTGCTGAAGATGGATGCGTTCGGCTGCACCAGTCGCGGTCAGGCCCACCGTGCCGGGCTGTGGGTGATAAAGACCGGACTGCTGGAAACGCAGACGGTGGATTTCACGCTCGGGTCACAGGGGCTGCGTCACACACCCGGTGACATTATTGAAATCTGTGATAACGACTATGCCGGGACCATGACCGGCGGACGTATCCTGTCCATCGATGCCGCCAGCCGCACCCTGACACTGGACCGTGAGGTGACCCTGCCGGAGACCGGTGCCGCCACGGTGAACCTGATTAACGGCAGCGGTAAGCCGGTGAGCGTGGCCATCACTGCACACCCCGCGCCGGACCGGATACAGGTCAGCACCCTGCCTGATGGCGTGGAGACATACGGTGTGTGGGGGCTCTCCCTGCCGTCACTGCGCCGTCGCCTGTTCCGCTGTGTCTCCGTCCGGGAAAACACGGACGGCACCTTTGCCATCACGGCGGTGCAGCACGTACCGGAAAAAGAAGCCATCGTGGATAACGGTGCCCGCTTTGAGCCGCAGTCAGGCACCCTGAACAGCGTCATCCCTCCGGCAGTGCAGCACCTGACGGTGGAGGTGAGCGCAGCTGACGGTCAGTATCTGGCGCAGGCGAAATGGGACACGCCGAAGGTGGTGAAGGGCGTGAGCTTTATGCTTCGCCTGACCGTGGCCGCGGATGACGGCAGTGAGCGGCTGGTCAGCACGGCCCGGACGACGGAAACCACATACCGCTTCACGCAACTGGCGCCGGGGAACTACAGGCTGACAGTCCGGGCGGTAAATGCGTGGGGGCAGCAGGGCGATCCGGCGTCGGTATCGTTCCGGATTGCCGCACCGGCAGCGCCGTCACAGATTGAGCTGACACCGGGCTATTTTCAGATAACAGCGGTCCCGCGTCTTGCGGTGTATGACCCGACGGTACAGTTTGAGTTCTGGTTTTCGGAAACGCGGATTACCGATATCAGGCAGGTTGAAACCACAGCCCGCTACCTTGGCACGGGGCTGTACTGGATAGCCGCCAGTATCAATATCAAACCGGGCCATGATTATTACTTTTATATCCGCAGTGTGAACACCGTTGGCAAATCGGCATTTGTGGAGGCTGTTGGCCAGCCGAGTGATGATGCATCCGGCTATCTGGATTTTTTCAAAGGAGAGATAGGGAAAACCCATCTGGCTCAGGAGTTGTGGACTCAGATTGATAACGGTCAGCTTGCGCCTGACCTGGCGGAAATCAGAACGTCCATCACGGATGTCAGTAATGAAATCACGCAGACCGTCAATAAGAAACTGGAAGACCAGAGTGCAGCGATCCAGCAGATACAGAAGGTTCAGGTTGATACAAATAATAACCTGAACAGCATGTGGGCAGTGAAGCTGCAGCAGATGCAGGACGGACGCCTTTATATTGCGGGTATCGGTGCCGGTATTGAGAACACCTCTGACGGCATGCAGAGTCAGGTGCTGCTGGCGGCAGACAGGATTGCGATGATTAATCCTGCGAATGGCAACACAAAGCCGATGTTTGTTGGTCAGGGCGATCAGATATTCATGAATGAAGTGTTCCTGAAATATCTGACGGCTCCCACCATTACCAGTGGCGGCAATCCTCCGGCATTTTCCCTGACATCAGACGGAAAGCTGACCGCTAAAAATGCGGATATCAGTGGCAGTGTGAATGCGAACTCCGGGACGCTCAACAACGTCACGATTAACGAGAACTGTCGGGTTCTGGGAAAACTGTCCGCGAACCAGATTGAAGGCGATCTCGTTAAAACAGTGGGCAAAGCTTTCCCCCGGGACTCCCGTGCACCGGAACGGTGGCCATCAGGGACCATTACCGTCAGGGTTTATGACGATCAGCCGTTTGACCGGCAGATTGTTATTCCGGCGGTGGCATTCAGCGGCGCTAAACATGAGAGAGAGAGCATACTGATATTTACTCCTCATGCCGTCTGATAGTGCGGAAAAACGGTGCTGAAATTTATAACCGTACCGCGCTGGATAATACGCTGATTTACAGTGGCGTTATTGATATGCCTGCCGGTCACGGTCACATGACGCTGGAGTTTTCGGTGTCAGCATGGCTGGTGAATAACTGGTATCCCACAGCAAGTATCAGCGATTTGCTGGTTGTGGTGATGAAGAAAGCCACCGCAGGCATCAGTATCAGCTGAATTTTATAACCCATATACGGGCGCCAGAAATGGCGCCTTTTTTATTGCAGAAAAGCGAGAGGTAATTATGCGTAAACTTTATGCCGCCATTTTGTCCGCAGCCATCTGTCTGGCCGTATCCGGCGCGCCTGCATGGGCGTCTGAGCAGCAGGCCACGCTGAGCGCGGGGTATCTTCATGCCCGGACGAGCGCTCCCGGTAGCGATAATCTTAACGGGATTAACGTGAAATACCGTTATGAATTTACGGACACGCTGGGGATGGTGACGTCGTTCAGCTATGCAGGAGACAAGAATCGCCAGCTGACCCGTTACAGCGATACCCGCTGGCATGAAGATTCCGTTCGTAACCGCTGGTTCAGCGTAATGGCGGGGCCGTCTGTGCGCGTGAATGAATGGTTCAGCGCGTATGCGATGGCGGGTGTGGCTTACAGCCGTGTGTCGACTTTCTCCGGGGATTATCTTCGCGTAACTGACAACAAGGGGAAAACGCATGATGTGCTGACCGGAAGTGATGACGGTCGCCACAGCAACACGTCTCTGGCGTGGGGGGCTGGCGTGCAGTTTAACCCGACCGAATCCGTGGCCATTGATATTGCTTATGAAGGCTCCGGCAGTGGCGACTGGCGCACTGACGGTTTCATCGTGGGTGTCGGTTATAAGTTCTGATTAGCCAGGTAACACAGTGTTATGACAGCCCGCCGGTTCAGGCGGGCTTTTTTGTGGGGTGAATATGGCAGTAAAGATTTCAGGTGTACTGAAAGACGGCACAGGAAAACCGGTAGAGAACTGCACCATTCAACTGAAAGCCAGACGTAACAGCGCCACGGTGGTGGTGAACACGGTGGCCTCTGAAAATCCGGATGAAGCCGGTCGTTACAGCATGGACGTTGAGTACGGTCAGTACAGCGTTATTCTGTTGGTGGAAGGGTTCCCGCCGTCACATGCCGGGACCATCACCGTGTATGAAGATTCTCAACCGGGGACGCTGAATGATTTTCTCGGTGCCATGTCGGAGGATGACGTCCGGCCGGAGGCACTGCGTCGTTTTGAACTGATGGTGGAAGAAGCGGCGCGTCACGCTGAGGAGGCGAAGAAGAATGCCGGAGAGGCGGAGACGTCCGCGAGGAATGCCGGCATATCAGCCAGTCAGGCAGAAGAGAGCGCGGCAAATGCTGACACTTCAGCAGGGGATGCATCGGAGTCAGCCCGGCAGGCGGCAGAAAGTGCAGCCGCTGCAAAGCAGTCAGAGGAGGCGTCCTCGTCCTCGGCCTCTGCGGCCGCTCAAAAAGCCAGTGAGTCATCACAAAGTGCAGCAGATGCTGAGTTGTCAAAAAAGACGGCAGAAAGTGCAGCCGGTAATGCAGCCAGGGATGCAACGACCGCAACAGAAAAAGCCCGGGAGTCAGCAGAAAGCGCACAGTCAGCGGAACAAAGCAGGATAGCGGCGGAAGAGGCCGTAAACCGAATCCCCACGGTGGTGGGGCCTCCCGGGCCAAAGGGGGAACCGGGTCCCGCGGGTCCTCAGGGGCCGAAGGGAGATAAAGGAGAGCGTGGAGACACCGGTCCGGCAGGGGCAACCGGTGAAAGGGGGCCGGCAGGTGATGCTGGTCCGGCAGGCCCGGCAGGCCCGGCAGGCCCACAGGGACCGAAAGGAGAAACAGGTGCGGCTGGCCCGGTGGGGGCAACCGGACCTCAGGGGCCGAAGGGCGACCCGGGGGAGACGCAAATACGGTTCCGTCTGGGGCCGGGAAACATTATTGAGACAAACAGCCATGGCTGGTTCCCGGATACAGATGGCGCACTCATCACCGGACTGACCTTTCTTGACCCCAAAGATGCCACACGGGTTCAGGGTTTTTTTCAGCATTTGCAGGTCAGGTTTGGTGACGGGCCGTGGCAGGATGTTAAGGGGCTGGATGAAGTGGGCAGTGATACAGGCAGAACAGGAGAATGACATGAACATATTAAAAAAATTATGCAGCGTCTGTGTGGTTGCGGAAAGCATGATGACCGTGAACACGGGGAGTTACTTACAGCACAGCTGCGACTGGGGCCGGCAGACATCCTGGAGTCAGATGAGAATGGTATTATCCCGGAGCAGGACAGGGTAATCACGCAGGTGGTGATACTGGATGCGGATAAAAAGCAGATACAGTGTGTGGTAAGACCGTTGCAAATCCTGCGTGCTGACGGGACGTGGG